AGAATATATTTGAATGAAATGAAAACCTATGCTGTCAATGAAGCAAAGTGGAAGGCAGCAAGAGAATATTGTGCTGATCGTAAGATGGAGTTCAAGATCATCACAGAAAAAGAACTAGGGTTATGAATCGCCTACTATCATCTACAATCGATCTTTCTGGACTCAAAAATCCAGATGATTTAATGTTAAACATTATGGAGATTTTAAAGGATGATATTGAATATGCTCCCGATAATATTGGAGCAATGTACACATTCATTTACCAACCAAAAACACCTAACATTTTATATGATGAGCATCCTCTTGTAGAGATCACTGAGATTACAAGATGGGGATTTAGGGGATTCAACTACCACTGGAATGCAATCAGAAACTACACATTTCCAGAGATCGTTGGTCCCATGCACAGATTATATCCAGAAGAGTTGAAATATCTTCGTGCGATTCCATATAAAAAGATTCGCTCCACCTGATAAATAACTAAAAAAGTTTTAAAATGCCTCGCGCAACAACCCCTGGATGGAAAGATAATGGCGGAAATCTTGAAGCGTCTTTCTCGCAAAAATTAACTTCACCTACTGGGAGAACTACTACCGCAGAAGTAGTAGCTGTTGCTAATCCAACAAATGGAAATTATGATCTTTATTTGAATAACAAAAATGCTTTTGGAATTAGTCTTGGTAGGACACCCATTGCTAGTTACAATGCATCAACAGGAACGGAAGTTATACGAAATAAAACTCTATATAATCAATTTTATGCTCCTGGATCAAAAAGTGGTGGTCAAGCACAACTAAACAATATAAAATCTTCTGTAAAAAATGGAGTTGTTAATAATCTTAAACTCAACGCAACTGATCCGATTGATCAAAGAAATCTAAAATCTATCAGAGACACCCCAGAATATTCTTCTTTCAAGCAAAACGCGCCTGCACCAGAGCGAACCAAAACTCCTACACCGCCAGTTAAGGATGGCCAACAAACATCTCCTGCTGCTACTGCTGCTAACACGGATACTGCTGCTACTGGTGGGGCAGACCAATCACTGATTCAAGATGCATCTGGCGGGGCAGATCAACTGGCAAAACTTTCTTTTGGAGAGCTCCGTTATCCACTTGAAAAGCAAGAAACAAGAGATTATGATCATGTTCTTTTTTCCGCAGTGGAATATGTTCCAGCAGGAGCAGCAGGATTTGATGCAATTATATCAGAAGGTGGTGCTGCTAGCAGGCGTCCCAGCAATAGAATGAAAAAAGAAAATCGAGTTGGATCTATAATGTTGCCAATGCCAAGAAACTATAATGATCAAAATGCTGTTGTCTGGGGACCAGATCAGTTAAATGCATTGCAAGCAGCAGGAAATACTTTGATACAAGGTATTTTAGGTAGTGGTAATCAAGTAAATCAAGCAGTAGACAACGTAAGATCTGCTGTGGGTACGAATGCTGGACAGTTAAAGGATTATCTTAAAGCAGGAGCAGCATCACAGATTCTTGGTGGTGCAAATATTCTTACGAGAACAACTGGTGCTGTGATGAACAGTAATCTTGAACTTCTTTTCACTGGTCCTGGTTTAAGAACTTTTAATTTTACATATAGAATGACTCCAAGAGAACGTGATGAAGCTATTGTATGCAAAAATATTATTAGATCATTTAAACAAGCTATGGCAGCAAGAATAAGAAGTGCTTCGTTATTCATGTATACTCCTCACGTATTCTTTATTGACTTCATTCACGAAGGCAAACCTCATCCATTTTTTAATCGTATCAAACCATGTGCTCTTTTGAATTTTGGTGTCAACTATACACCAGATGGAGCATACATGACTTATGACGATGGATCCCCAATCGCATATGAACTTACTTTTAGCTTCCAAGAACTTGAACCTATATACGATGTAGATTATAAAGAGGGTGATGGTGTCAGCGGAATGGGATTCTAATGGGATATTTCAGACAACTTCCCAACTTTAACTACGTTTCCAGACTAGACCAAAAAGTTTCTAGTTCGGATTATGTTGAAGTCAAAAATCTTTTCAAGAGAGCAAAAGTTAGAGAAGATTTTTTCCAAAACTTTACTGTCTTTACAAGATACACAATCGTTGGTGATGAAAGACCTGATAATGTTGCAGATAAATTTTATGGTGATCCCCAACTAGATTGGGTCATTCTTTATATTAATAATATCATCAACGTAAGAGAAGAATGGCCTCTTACAAACATCTCTTTTAAAAATTATCTACTGGATAAGTATGGAAGTATTGAAGGGTATAGTGCCATTCATCACTATGAGACCGAAGAAGTAAGAGATCAAGCAAATAATATCATTATTTCAGCAGGATTGCAGGTGGATGAAGATTTTTCTATTACTTATAGAGATGCTGCTCAGGGAACAGAGGTGATTGCATCTGGTATCACCAATGGTGTGACAAATGAAGAATATGAAACACGTCTTCAAAATGAAAAAAGGCAGATCTACATTTTGAGATCTGCCTATCTTAACGTTGTATTGGATGATGTTGAGAGAGTTATGACTTACTCTCCTTCCTCTCAATATGTCAATGACAAATTAAAGAAAGGAGACAACATCAGGATTAAGTGATCATGCCTCAGCGAGTTTCTGGAAGTAACTCAGGGCATCATCTTCATCTTCATCACGTGACTCTACAACTGATGCTTCCTTCATGGTAATGTCGGGTGCATTGAAGTCACCGCGATCATTGTCCTCATTATAAGTCTCTTCATCGAAACTACGCTTCGGTTGAGAAACGCGGAGCACCATGTTCAGACGCTTTTCAAGTTCTTCATAAGACTTGAAACTAGAAGGTGCAGTAAACTCTGTCAAAGAATACTCTCTCTTCCAGATTGCTTCAAGTGCATCATCGTCATCAAGGAGAGGTGCAGGAGAATCAAACTCTGACTTGTCATAATTCCAGTAGCCATCCACCTTGCGGATTTTGAGTTTGAAGTTTGCACCTTGCCAGAAATCAAAGGGGTTGATAGGAGTTTCATCTTCAAATTCTGGCTGCATAGCAGCAAGAATCTTGTCGTGAATTTTCTTACCATATTTGAACAGGAATACTTTTCCTTCGTTTTCGGGATTGGTAGGGTCCTTTACAACATAAATGTTGCTGTAATAGGACAGTTTACGCTTTTGCTTGCGGACAGTATCTTTGTCAGCATCACTACCACTGTTCCACAGATCGCGGTTGTACTCAGAGACAGGATCTTTCTGACCAATAGTTGTCAGCGAGTTCTCAATGTACCAACCACCAGGACCTTGGAAGGCATGGGAATATACTTTTGCCCAAGGAATATCCTCACTCTCAGGTTGAGGAAGAAAACGAATCACGGCATAACCATTACCACTCTTGTCGAGGGATGGTTTCCACAGTCGCTCATCTGCACCACCGCTCTTGACGGCAGTTTTTTCTACCTCAGCAACCAGTTTGGAAGTGAGAGAACCCAGACGGGACTGTTTTTTAAGATCGGAAAAAGACATTTGGATTTGGCTTGTAGTTTGGCTTGTGTGTACTTCGTTATTATAGGACCTAGGTCAGGTCCTTGTCAACCTGTTGGCGCATCGTTTTGAGCATCTTGTCCATATTATTAAACACAACACTCATATCAACATCCGCAGGCATCCCCATCATCCTTGCGGACTTGGAGATGTTCTCCTTCATCATCTTTGCCTCAGGATCATCAGAAAGAGATAATCTTGTGTAAAGAACTCTTTGTTTGTCCAGAAGACGTTCAAGAGTTTTTACATGTTCAATCTTTTCTTCCTTCGTCATCGTGGGAAATTCAAAGACCTTTGTATAAACTTCTTCTTGAAGTTCAGTGATCTCTGTCATTTCTGATCTAACCACTTCGGAGTCGAAGAAACTCATAAAATTATCTCCTTTAAAATTTTCTTATAACGAAATACATCAATATGTAGGAAGGGAGAATACTTGGTTATACGTTTTGATATCAGTACCCAAACTGGATCTGTTAACTTCTTATCGAACTTAGATTTGTATCCAAGTATTCTGTCCAGGATCACCAGAGTTTCAAGTGAAATGTTTTGCTTTAAGAATTCCTTGACAATTTGCGGATGTCGATTTTCTTCACTCTTGAAGAAACTATCAAAATCTTTTCCAGAAAAGACGGATCCAATCTCTCCCTTGAAGATGTATGAGAGTGATTGATTTCTTTTTTGCCATGCGACATATGTTTTCTCCCCGTTCTTTACAATGTCTGCAATGTAAAGAGATTGTGGATCATCACAACTGGCAAAGTTTGCAATAAAAAACTGTTCGATCTCTTCATCACTTTTTTGTCTGGACATTCTTTCAAAGAAATATCTGTCCTTTCTTTTATTAAATGCATTGGCAGATGCTTTTACTCTGCCACAATATTTCAAGTAATCATAACTATCTTTCGTGAAGTGTTGCTTCATCGCAAGATAAGTCTTATAGCACTCGATTGGCATCATGAAAAAAGTAATAGGTCAAATTTTTACCGGAAAGTTTTTCAGGTAAAAATGAAATCAAAGGGGCAATTTTGCTCTGGAACTTCTCTTCAAAAAGTTGAGTTCCATAGCATCATACTTCAACTTTTCTTTTAATGGTTTAGATAAAAGTTTAGGTACAGATTCAAGTTCTATTTTGTTTTTATCGCAGAACACAACGACAGCATCAATATAGTTTAGATCGTCATTTTCATGCACAAGTTTTTCAATTTCTTGTGCGAATTTAGCAGGACCCAAAAACTTTTTTTGAAAGGCTTCGTCTAGTTCATTTGGCATTGGTGTAAGATAAATTGTTGGTGACAAATTCTTTAATATAGCGAACTAGTAACTTAATATACTCGTCTTTGTTTCTTTTGTCAAATACTTTGACCTCTCCACCAGGAGTAACCATTAAAGTAATAAGTTTGGTGACAGGAATGCCCGTCATCTCATAGTACATACATGCGTATGCAGTTTCTTGAACAAAATAGTTCTCCAACCACTTCTCTGGTTTGATCTTCTCTGATGTTTTGAAGTCAATGATTGCTAGTTCACCTTCATACTCGCCAATACAATCTACTCTACCTGCAAGTCCTAGGTATTCTGAGAAGAGAGTACGTTCAATGGCATGAATATTATTTATCTTATCCAAATATGGCTTGGCATGATGAAACATAAACTGAGTGGCAGGAAGAAACTCATCCCAATCCAACCGTAAGTTCATGAGATATGCCTGTGCCGCTTCATGAAAATCCGTACCACGTGTGGTTGCTTTCTTCGTAATTCGATTAGCTTCTTCTTCTCCAATTCTGTTTCGCCACTCAGTAAAAATCTGGCGATTATAAAAAGAAGTGACAGAAGTAATAGAAGGAACCCAATCACCATTTGGGACTTTATAAAGTCGGCATCCAGGAGTTTCTTTCTTTTCAAGTTCAATGTCACCGAGATAATTATGATGAATAAAATTCATACCATACCAATTGCGTTCTTTGCAAGAATGTATTCTTTAACAAGACCAGATCGAACAATATCTTCAATACCAAATTCAATCAGTGAGAATGATTCCATCTTTGTGAGAATGCGGGTGAAATCAGAGATTCCATTCCTTTCAAAGGTTTTTGTCAAATCTGATTGTACTCCATCACCACAGAATACGATGCGGCTATTTTCACCAACACGGGTAATGATAGAATCAAGTTCGTGGAAGTTTAGATTCTGACATTCATCGACAATGATGATTGCATTGTCAAGTGTTGTGCCACGAATAAAAGATGTGGACCAGAAACTAATCGTGCCTTGTGTTTTTAGGTTGCCATACAGCATCTCAAAGTCAGATTCTGTCGGTAACTCAAACATATATTTTACCATATTCTTATAAGGAATCTGGTAAAGAGATGACTTGTCCTCATGGTCACCAGGCAGGAAACCAATCTCTCTGGTTGCTACCAGAGATCTAACAATGTAAATCTTTTCATAGGGTGAGTTGTCAGAAAGAACATCCCTAAGTGCATTGTAAAGGGCAATGAAAGTCTTTCCAGTTCCAGCACACCCATAAGCAAACAAATGTTTTCCTTCCTTATAATCTTGAAAGAATTTTTCTTGATTATCAGTCAGTGGTTCAATGTCAACCAACAAATCCATGTTGATTGGTTTCTTACGACGCATTTGTTTTGCAGTGTATCCAACTCCAATCGGGTCGTCGCTCTTTCTCTTTCTAGGCATAAGTTAGATCTTAAACTTTTGTCGGGCTGATGGTGCGTTCTGTGCTTTTTCAAGCACTTCATTCCAACCTGGTTTTGATTTGACGAGTTTGTCTTTCCACTCGCCAACTTCACCAAAACCTGGTGCGTTATCAGGGGTATAGTATCTTTCCCAATCGGGATTATCTTTACGCCACTGATCCCATGCATGAACGCTCATTACAACATCCTTAGTTTCACCAGTCTCTTTGTGCTTTACGGGGTAAGTTGCCATATCAAAACATAATGTGTGTATATTTATGCCCAATCAAGTGCTCTCGCAACTGTGGGATACTGATGTGCAAAGATAGTCTTACACTCCTCTGCAATCTCCATATGCTCCTTCTGAGTGCCGTTAGCAGACCTCAGAGAGATGTAATGAATCCAACTACGACAAGATCCTGTCATGTAGATTCTAGTGGGTGTAGCAAGCGGTAGAACAAACCTTGCACATTCCTTAGCAACTCCTGCTTCAAGCATATCTTCATACAGATCTACTGCATGATCAAACTGTAAACGAATACGTTTGCGGAAAGACTCTGATACATCACGGGGAAGATCATCAATAGAGTTCTGACGATTCTTTGTATCCTGACGACGAAGTTCAGGAATAGAAATCTTACCCAACTCTGTGCTATCAGCATAGCGTTGAGAAAACTCTTGAAACGTAAATGAACGGTGCCGCAAAATCTGTGCTGCAATCGCTCTTGTAGTTTCAATTTGTAGAGTCATATATGCTTGTTCAAACACAGACCAATGCTGATGCTTGATGCAATATTTTAAAAGACCTTCAAAACTTTCATTGTCTTGATTCTTTGGATTGCTCACACGGGCAATATAAGCCATGTTCTGTTCAGGACTTGGTGTTGCCTGAATTAGTTTTACTTTCATCAGCAATCCTCGCAATCCTCTTCTTTATGTTTCTTTCTGATCTTTTTAAGTTCTTTCATCTCTTCCTTGATCATTTTGTATGCATCTTCGGAAGAAATCTTTCGTGCCATTTCCATAGCAACGATAATCTCTACTCTCGTTCCATAATGAGATAGAGCTTTTTCAAAACAGTTTAGTTCTTCGTACATAGTTAATCGGGGTAACCATCATCATCGTTAAAGATTTCATCATAACTATCGATTGGGACAACTTGATAGTCATCATATTCATCTTTATGTAGATAACTTTCTTCGTCTGAATAAACCTCAGACTTTAAAGATTCGACAAGAAGTTCTAAATTTTTGACAATCAGTTTGAGCCTGTCTTTGTTCATCCTTTCTTGTATGATTTGACAAATTTATTATACACAAAAAAAGAGGGGAAGTCAACTCCCCTCAGAATCTAATAA